CGTTCCGTGGTGCCCGGGGTGGTCGTCTGGTCCAGCCACCGCACCGTGACCCGGGTCAACAGGTCCGTGACGGCCCGTTCCCAGTGGACCGGGGCCTGGAGGACCTGACACCCGGACAGCGGGTAACCGGACCCGCCGGCCGCCGTGGTCGGGGCCCACAGCCCGGTCCCGGTGTCCTTCACGAACCGGATAAGGGACGCCCTGGCCCAGGGGTCTTCGAAGTACCAATAGGTGTCCGTGGCGGAGGTCACGGCCGTCCACAGGACACCCCCGGCGGACGTGGCCAGGTCCTGGAGCAGCCCGGCGGCCGCCTGCCGGTCCACGTCCATCCTGGACACCGGGATGGGTTGCAACCGGGCGGCCACGTTCAATCCGGCCCCGGACACGCCCACCGCCGCCAGGATGCGGCGGGCCCGGTCCACCAACGGTTGCGCGGCCCACGGTTCGGCCCCGACGTACCGGTTGGCCAGGTCGGCCAGCGTGTCGGCCACCGCCACCTTGCACTGACCGGCCCCGGCGGCGTCATCAAACGAGGCCGTCAGGTCGGTCACCCGGCCGCCGTAGACCATCACCCGGGACCCCCCGGCCACGGTGGAGTACACGGCCACCGCCGACCCCAACCGGACCGTGTCATCAAACCGGACCGTGCCGCCCGGCGGGTCCAGCACGGTAAATGTGCACTGCGCCGGGCCGGGTTGGTCCAGGGTGTTGTCCCGGCCCCACTGAATCGACAGCCCGGACACGGCGAACGGGTTACCCGGGTCTTCCCCGGGCTGGCCGTCCGGGTAGCGGACCCCATCGATGAACAATTCACAGGTGGCCGGTAGGACACTCATACCCGGACCCCGCCCACCCGGCGGTCCTGGGCCACCAGTAGGGACCTGATCTGCCGGGCCACCGCCACCGGGTCCCCGACAACCCCGCTGAAATTGACAGTCAGACCGCCGCCGGACGAGGCCACCGCCCGGGACGAGGCCCCCAACCGGGCCAGGGACGGGGCCGCCGCCGTGTACCGGGCCCCGGCGGGGGCCGCCGACTGGCCACCGAAGAAACCACCGATGAACGGGATTTTGGAGGCCAGGTTACTGGCCCAGGTCAGGGCCGTCCGGATGGCTGCGATCACCGCGTCGATGGCCCGTTTCACGGCGTCCACGGCCGATTTCATCCCATTCCAGATGCTGGCCCCGATACGGCCCAGGGCCTCCAGGGCGGAGCGGATACCGTCAATAACGGGGGAGACGATGCCCTTTATCGCGTCCCAGGCGGTCCGGGCGGCGGACGATATGTCGTCCCAGATGCCGGACACGAACTGACCCACCGCGTCCACCGTGGACCGCACCCAGGTCAGCACGGCGGACGCCGCCGCCTTAATCGCATCCCAGGCCGTCCCCCAGGCCGTGGCCAGGGCGGCCGCCATGTCCAGGAAGAATTGCCGGAACCCGTCGCATTTGGTCCAGAGCAGCACGAACCCGGCGATCAGCGCGACAATCGCCACGATCACCAGGCCAATCGGGTTGGCCGTCATGGCGGCGTTAAACGCCCACTGCACGGCCGTGTAGGCGGCCGTGGCCACCTTCCCCGCCGCCTGGAGGCCCGTCCATACCGCCTGGGCGGCGGAGGCCAGGGACAGCGCGGCGTTCACCGCCAGCACGGCCACCGCCAGCCCGCCGATGACGGCCACCGCCGTGGTCACCAAGCCGGTGTTTTCACTGACGAACGTGGACAACCCGCCCAGGGCCTGGGACAGCGCCACCACCACCGGCAGCAGCGCTTCACCCATGGCGGACTTGGCATTCTCGAACTGGGCGTTGGCTATCTCCTGGGACCCGGCGGCCGTGTCCGCCTCCCGGGCGAACTGACCGTTGGCCCCGGCCGCCTGTTCCGCCGCCAGCGCCATGATGGTGTGCGCCTTCGCGGCGTCCTTCGCGGACCCGGTCAGGGTGTCCGTCCCATCGGCGGCCATCCGGGCCGCCACGGTGGTCTGGTTCAGCTTCAGGCCCAGCCGCTCCGCCGGGTCCGCCTCACCCCGCAGGGCGGAGGTCAGGGCGTCCACCGCGTCGGCCGTGGTGCCGCCGAAGGTGGCCGCCAGGTCGGCCCCCAACGTGATCATCTGGCCGGTGGACTTGGCCGCGTCGTCGGTGGACAGGCCCATGGACTTCAGGCTGGCCCCGGCCACGCTGGCCAGTTGGCCGTAGGCGGACGTGGACAGGCCCACCGCCGTGGCGGAGTCCTTGGCCCAGCCCTGCACCGTGGCGGCGGACGCCCCGAACACGCTGTCCACGGCCCCCATGGCCTGCTGGGTGTTGCTGGCGGAGTCGGCGGCCGACTTCCCCACGGCCACGATGGCCGCGACAGCGATACCGGCCGGGACGGCCAATTGGCCCACGGACGACTTCAGCGAGTCCATGGACCCGGCGGCGGAATTGACATCGGCGGCCGCCCGCTGGGCGTTCACCGCGATATCGATGATGATCCGGGCAGTGCCCACCGGTCAGCCTCTCCGCCGTTTGATCCGTTCCGCCTGGTCCGCCAACACGTCCATCACGGTGGCCAGGACCTCGTCCGACTCGGCCCACCAGGCGGACGGGGCGGTCTGGGTGGCCACCGCTATTTCCACGATCAGTCGGTGTCGACTTCCGGCGGCGTAGGGTCCACCCGGGTGTTCGCCCGGCCGTCCGGGTTCGACACCTCCACGCATAGTTCCGTGGAGAACTGTTCCCAGGTCACGGACGAGGGCAGATGACCCTCCCGCAGCCCGGCCCGCCAGGCGATGAACGTCAGCCACCAGACCGGGGAGTCGCCCGCCGCTGGCCACTTATGTTTGGTCGCGGCCCGCTCAAAGGCCAGCAGGTCCGGGTTACGCGTCTGGGCGTCCCATTCCGACCCGTCGTCCATCACCACATGGACCCGGGGGTTACTCAGCTTCGGTGCATCGGTCATGGTTCAGACGCCTCTCACGTTGTCCGCCGCCGCCGTGACGGCGGAGTCATACTCCCCCACCACGGCCCGTTCCTGGGTGTCCGCCGCCCGGGCCATGTAGGCGTTGGGGGTGATGCCGTGGCGGCGGGACCCGTACTCCTGAACCGCCGGATACGGCCCGGGGATGCCACCACCGGCCGACACCCGGACGCCGTGCCCGGCCAGGACCTCCGCCACGATGGACGCCCGCATCCGGCCCGACTTCCGGCGGGCGTAACCCTGGGCCGCCTTCACGATCAGGCCACCGGCCGCCCGGCCCGGGGCGTCCAGGTCCTCCAGCGTGTCCGCCAGGTCCTGAAGGGTCCGCTGGACCTCGTCCGCCCCGTGGACCGTGACCCCATCACCCGACCCCATTACGTCAGGGTGACGTAATGGGGTGGAATCGAACACGGCCGGGGGACAATCGCACAACCGCACAATGCCGTGTGACCTGGGCGGACGGTTCCGCCGGCCACCAGGTGCGTTGTGTGATTGTCCCGGCGGCGTGTTGGATTCACGCGTCCGCCTTCGCACGCTTGCGGGACGTGGCCGGGGACTCGTCCGCCGCCACGGCCGCCCCGGCGGCCGCGTAGGTGTAGGTGGGCGGGCCGACCAGGGACCACGTCACGTCACTGTCCAGCACGGCCCCGAACTCATCCGCCCCGAAGTCCATCGGGTTGATGATCAGGGTCCCGGTGGCCACCGTGCCGCCTTCGGTGTTCGGGGTGAACGTGAACGGCTGTTCCGTGCCGTAGGCGGTCTGGGACAGGTCGAACAACCCGGCCACCCCCGCGTCGTCATCGATGTCCAGGTTGCCGGTCATCTCCCAGGTGTAGGTCCGGGCCCCGGACTTGACCGTCCCGCAGAGCTTCGTGACATCGTCGGCGGCGTCCACGCTGGCAACGATACGAAGGGAGTTCACCAGGCAGGACGCGTCCACTTCCGCCGCCACTGCACCGATGGTCAACTCCCCGGGTCCGAACACTGTCATGGTGCTGTCTCCTGTATCCGTTGGGTGAAACTCATCTCATAGCCGGGCAGCGGGACGCCCCCGGTGCCCGGGACCAACAGCGACACCGGCCGGGCCGTGACCCCGGCCCAGCCCATGGCGTCCTGGACCTTGACCACCAGGGCCGCCAGGGCTGCCGTGGATGTGCCACGGCCGGTATCCGGGACCACCGCCGTCAGCAGCCATTCCGCGTCCCACGTCCCGCGCTTGAACCGCCAGGACATGGTGGGCGGGCCGACCCAGACGCACGGCGGGTTCAGGTCCCGCTCATCAATCGACGCACGGACCCCGGCGGCCGCCAACCGGGCCACGATGGCGGCGGCCGCCGCGTCCACGTCCGGGATCATCCGACACCCGGCAGGCGGAACCGGTTCCGCCGCAGGAACCGGTCAAGGTCCGGGTCGAACGAGGCCACGTAGGTCACGGACTCCCCGAACGATTCGATACCGGCCGGGGACAGCCGCCGCCGGACCAGGCGGGCCGCCAGCATCACCCCGCCCCGGTAGGCGTCCGGGGAGTCCGCCGGGGTGGTGCCGCTGGCGTCGTCCCAGGCGTCCGGGCGGGCCCGGCACACCTCAGCTTCGGACGCATCGATGACGTCCTGAATAAGAACGTCATCGTCCGTGTCCACGGCGTCAATCGCCAGCTGGCGTTTCACGTCGGCCAACAACAGCCACCCCGTGGGTCCCATGGTTACGGGACCACCGTGCCAACGGTGACATCCACCAGGCCCCGGGAATCGTTCACCAGGGTCGCGCTGAAGCCGAACACCCCGATATCCACGCCACCGTTCGGGACGTTCACCGCTTGCACCCGGAACGGGTTACCCCTGGGCTGATAGAACGTCACGGCCCGGCGGTCCCCGCCCACCATGTGCTGGGCCGGGAGGTTCGGGTCCAGGAACACCCGAAGGTCCTGGGCGGCGGAGGTCCCGGCCGTCAGGTCCAGGCTGGACGCCGTGGACGAGGACAGCCACCAGGGGGCCTCACTGGCCGACAGGTTCAGGTAGTCCGCCCAGATGTCGGCGGCCAGCCCGATGAACGAGGGCCGGGCCCCGGCCGTGGCCAGGGTGTTGGCGATAGTGGACAACCCCCCGACGAAGTCGTCCGCCGCCGCCGCCGTGGCGTCCGCCTGGATGGCGGCGGAGATGCTGGCCTCCTGTTTCATCGCGTAGTCCTGGGTGGCGGCGTCCAGGATGGCCCGCAACAGCGACGCATCCCCCAGGTACACGAAGATGTTGTCCACGTCCCAGCCGCCCGCGTGCCGGACGGCGGACGCCTCCGCCGGGCCGAACGTGACCGGCCCGGACGGAACGGCTGTCTTGTTCCCGGCGTAGGGGCCGACCACGGGGCGGGTCAGCCACTTCCACCCGTAGACTTTCATCCCGGTCAGGGTCCCGGGGGTGACGCTGTTGGCGTAGGGCCGCCGGGTGTCCACCGGGGTCCAGAGTTCATCGATCCACTGGGGCCGGATGAACGCCCCGTCCGACGTGTCCGCCGCCGGGGTGATGTCGGCCAGCGCGGCGTTGATGGCGGACGCGTCGGTGGCCCCGGCCACCTTCGCCACCACCCGGGCCATGGCGGCGTCCAGGGACAGCCCACCACGGCGGCGGCGGGCCATGGCGGCCCCCACCGGGGCCCCGGCGGCGGGGGTTGATGGGTTCGGCACGGGTTGTCCTTCCGTGGTGCTGTCGTCGGTGCTGTCGTCGTCGTCGTCGGCGGCGTCGGGGTCGGGGTCGGGCCCGCCGGTCACGCTGCCCGGGTCCGTGTCGGTGGCCACCAGGCGGGCGTCCGCAAACGCCGGGATGGACGTGAGGGCCACCGCCGACAGGTCCGCCTTCGTGACCTTGCCACCCTTGTCCATCACCACGTTGTCCAGTTCCACCGACAGGGCGTCCCGGACGCCTTCGGAGGCCTCCAGTAGGGCCGTGTCGCCGTCCGGGGTGGCGGCCGCCCGGAAGGACATCGTCAGCCCGGCCGCCGTCTCCGTGGCGGTCAGGGCGTACCCCACCGGGGAGGTCCGGCCGTGTTCCCGGAACAGCTTGCACCGGCGGAGGTCCGCCGGGAGGGTGATCGCCCCGGCCGCCACGGACACCGGCCCGGCCGACGTGCGGCCGACCTTGCCAAACGGCAACGCCAGCCCGGTGATGGTTCGTTTGTCGTCGGCCAGGTCGGCGGCCACCGCCGGAACCGGGGTGATCAGGGTCAGACGCACGGGTCAATCCTCCGTAGCTGGGCCGGTGGCCGGTGCCGCCGGGGTGGTGAGTGAGGACAGGTCGAACGCGACCCGGACCCCCTGGGGGACTACGTCATCCATGGACAGCCGGGACGTGACGGCGTCCACGTACAACTGGAGGCCGTAATCGATCCATTCCTGATTACGGCCCTGGGTCGTTTCGTAGGTCAGGGACGCCCCGACCTGGACGGCGTCCAGCATCATCGCTGGCATGGACACCACCCGGGCCACGTCCAGCGCGGACGCGTTCCGCCCGGCTATCAACAGGTCCGACGCCGCATCCATCGGGTGGTCCTTCGTTTCGATGGCGGCGTTGGTGAACAACACCCCGTTGTTATCGGCCAGGGCCGCCCGGGTGTTGCCGATCAGGTCGGCCCGTTCCTGTTTCGTCAGTTCGATGTCGGTCAGTTGGTGAAGCTCCAGCCGGAACGGGCGGGCGGCCGTGTCGGCGGCGGACCGCTCCAGGGCCCCCGCCGCCCGGATGGTGGCCTGGGCAAAGTTCAGGATGCCTTCGTGGGGGCCGGGGATGTAGACCACCGGGAACGCCAACGGCTGGCCCCCGCCATCGGTGAACGTCCAGGTATGGGTGTCCTCGATGTAGACCCGGTCCCAGCCGACCCACGGGACGTGGACCATCCGGGTGGGCCGGTTGTCGGCCGGGTCGGTCCGGGTGATGGCCCAGAGCGCTTCACCGTAGAACAGGTGATCGTCCACCGTGGCCAACATCCGTTGGAATGGCGACTGGGCCTCTATCCCGGTCTGGTCCTGGTCGGCCCCGGTCAGGTCCCCCAGTTGGCCGTCCGTGCCCTGGCACCAGTACGGGGCCGGGTCCAGTTGGACGTCCCGCCGGTAGGCCCCCAGGGGTAGCCGGGCGATCGCCCCGCAGGTCAGATGCCGGGCCCGGGCCACCGCCGGGACGGCCATGGCGTCCGCCCGGGACACCGGGGCCACGTTGCCGCCCAGGATGTCCGCCCAGACCACCGCGTCCAGGGTGGACGAGGTCCACGCCTGGACCTGGGGGGCCAGCCGGGGGATGTTCGCGTTCATCGCCTGATTCAGCGCGGCCGCACCGGCTAAACCGGAACCCAGGCGGGGGAGTTTCACGGCCCGAACCCTGCCAGGTGAACCGGACCCCGGCCGGGCTGTCGGTACAGCGCGCGACGATATGCGACATGACGCGACTACCGGACCCGTGGGCCGTGACCGTGGTGACCGTTGAAATAGCGGCCGAATTACTGGGGATGGACCGGGCCAACGGTTACCGGGCCGCCGCCCGGGGGGACCTCCCCACGATCACCCTTAACGGCCGGATGCGGGTCCCGGTGGCCCGGCTGTACGAACTGCTCGGTCTGCCGGTGCCGCCCCGGCCACCGACAGGGCGGCCCGTCATCGATCGTTAACGGCGGCGGCGGGGGTCGGTCCACCAGAGGTACACGGCCACCGCCACCAGGGCCACGCCCACCATGGCCCACCGATCGCTGTTCACCGGTCCAGGTCCTCCGGCTGGACCACCCGGCAGACGTAGGGCCAGGCCCCCGGGTCGGCCGGGGCCCGAACGGCCAGCAACAGCGCGGCACACAACACGGCGGCCAGGCCCCCGGCCAGCAGCCCCACGGCCCAGTGCTGGCGGGTCACGGAATGGCGGCGGCCGGGTCGTCGTCGGTCTGAATCTGGCAGGCGTACCGAACATGGTTCATCTGCCCGGAATCGACCTCCCGGACATCCGCCGCATAGGTCCCGGCCACCTGATTGGCGACCAGGCTGTCGTAGTTGCCGACGTAGTAGAAGCGGCGGCCGGTCACGCTGGCGGCGTAGATTTTGCCGTCCCCGCCAGCGATTCTCAGTAGTTGCATCACGTCGTCATCCTCCAGTGGTTCGGGTTCGGGTTCGGGTTCGGGTTCGGGGCCGGGGCCGCCGCCCAGGGACGCCGCCACGGCCGCCAGGTCGGCGGCGTTCACGGCTATCTCAAAGTGCATTTCGTCATAGCCCTCCAGCCAATCCACGGCCCCCTGGACCTCGTCCAGAATGGCGTAGATCGTG